TCTAGTATCAGGTTGTATATCTAATGTTCTCTCACGTTTAACTTGTAAACTTTCTGTATCATAATACAAGTTAAATCGTTCTTCACTATCAGCAAGGTATTGTTTTTCCTCTTGGTGTATTCGTTGAGTAAGTGTATGATCGTAATCTAAGTGATCACTCTTAAACTTATCAATTGAACGGATAATACTATTTCGATGTTCAGTAAATAAAACAAGATACTCTGGATCTTCAATTTCAGCTTGTAAGAGGTCAAATATCTGTTCGTTCATTGAACTAAACGTATTGATATCGTGATATCTAAGTTTGTCTCTGTATGCTACTAGTTCACTAAGTTTCATCTAAAACTCAAATAAATTGTTAAATGTATTGGCCGTTTGTGTTGCGGCCGCCAAGTTCCAATCCAGTACACCAAGTAAGTTGTCAACTTTATTGTCAACAATAGTGGCTTCCATTAATTCATTATCAAACGGTAACTCTTTAAACCATTGTGGTATGTGTGTTTCATCTGTAGGATATCCTATTGATGTCCAACCTAGTGGATTTGACTTTAACTTACATACAATAATTTTCATACCGTCAATACACTGTAAACTATACTTGTCTGAATTCATTCTACGCATAGTATTCCAATTCATACCTGCTCTAACGTGTCCTGGCATGTTAGCTTTACCTAGACGTTTTTCTTCTTTAGTATATTTTGTCAAGTTGTTAACACGCTTAGGAGTACCTTTTTCCCATCCTGGACGCTCTCTAAATTCATGCTTGAACTGCAAGATTTGTTCTGTTACTTGTTCTTTGCCAGCACCTGTTAGTACATTATGCAACACGTCACTTAAAAAGTTTTGAATAACAGGCGGAGTGTCTGAACGTTTCAAATCTAAGCCCATAGCCTTAATTTTACCTGGCTTACCTTCAGTATCTAAACGCTTGCCTTCGTTGTCATATATCATAACAGCATAGCGTTTCTTAGTAATAAACAATCCTTTGTATGCTACAATCTCACGACCGCCTCTAATAATACTACCTTGCTCTTTAGGACAATGAAATGCTTTTTCCATAAAGCCTGGAAAACTTTCATTTACTGAATCAGATATTGTATCATATAGTTGTATAGCAATATCTTTTGACCATTCCATACGACCCGCTTCAATATCACCTTTCAATGTTGGATATGCACTAAAGTAACATGAATCTGTATCGCCATATATAATTGCTTTACCAGTATGATCATACTCACCTGTGATTAGTTCATTGATATGTGCATCCATATGTTTAGCAATAGCACGACCTGTCAGTGTAGTTGATTGTCCAATACGTTTGTCAAAGAATCTACAACCAGGATTAAGAATAGCACCATACAGTGAGTTCAAGTTAATCTTCTTAACTAGCTGTCGCTTATCCCAAAACTCTATCTCTTTTTTGTCTGTTGCATTGCGTAGTTTTGCTTGTAGTTCTTTACGTTCAGCATACCATCGTTTAAGTAAGCCAGGAACAACAGCTTCTACTTCATTAGTGAATATTGTACCATTAGCAGTCAGCAACCAGGGTCTGTTGCTATCAAATATCATCTTCCATATATCAGCACCTGAGTGTACACTTTCTTCACCAGTATTCCAATCAATGGTTATTTCAGTGCCTATTTCTTTTGCCATGACTGCTTCATATTCTAATGACCCAAACAGTCCTTCCCATGCTGATGCAAATGATTTCCCTTTGCTTTGTTTTTCTTTGATATATCTATCAGTCATTATAGGACGTAGTTGTCCAATGATAGTTTCGTTGCCCATATTCAATGCACGAATAGCACTTGGGTATAGTGAGTTAATGTCAACGGATCCAATGTAATCATGCAGTCCTTTTTGCGGAAATGCTACATAAGCACCCGCGGCCTGTGTGTCTTCGTCAGTTAGTCTTTCTCGTCTATTAGGAACTACCATGCCACGTTCATGAGCTTCATTAATAATAGCTTGTTCTGTAACAGCTACAGCACCCATTGTTGTTTGCAGTAGCACTGTGTTTGCGTGTGCTAGTTCATTTGCTAGATCTAAGAATCTTAGTTTATCGTCTAATTTTTTAAGCAGTAAAGTATCTTGTCTATTGTATTCAATAAACGTTTCAAAGTCATTGTTATACAGTTGGTCTAGTGTACCTTCATATGGTGTTTTACGTTCTTGTAGTTCATGCTCACCAATAGCATCTAAACTATATGAATGTCTTTCTTCATATGTATACTTTCTGTACAGTTGCATGTAATCCATATGCACACGACCAATAAGATCAAATGTAATATTCTCTGCACCAAAGCGTTCAAATGTACGCTTCTTGGGTAACTGTTTAAATAAGCAGAACCGGCGTGTGTCGTCTTTACTAAGCACTCTAGTAATGCGATTAACACAGTATGGTATATCATACCCCTCTGAGTTCCAACCTGACAATATATCAGCATCTTCTATTATTCCTAAGAACGCTTGTAACATTTCTCCTTCACTATTGAATAAGAAAGTATCTGAAAACTTTGCACAGGTTGCTTCAGCTTCTTCCATGCTCATTGTTTTAGGCGGTAGTACCAGAGTAACCATTTTACTTAACCAAGTGCAATATACTGATATAGCTGTTATTGGATTAAATGGATCTGCTGGACTTGAATATCCTCTCTCAGGATCAAAGTCTACCTCAATATCAAAAAATGCTACATTAAGTTCAGGAGCGTCTTGTCCTATATAATTATTTGCTAAACAGCGGAATACAGGATTAATATCACTTTCAAACAGTTTACGATCGCTGTTAATACGTAATTCTTTGTGAAACTCTTTTGAGTTATGAGTTTTAAACCTAGTTACTTTATCTCCGTGAATTGATTTTTGCTTGCCTTTTGGATCTTCATAGTAAAACACAAATTCAGCAGGATATGTTTGAAACACACGCTCACCGTTTTTACGCTCTACGACGTGTATCTTATCTCCTTGCCTATCAAAATATGCGTCTATGTAACTCATTTTTCTCCTTTAATATAGTATTGTACACTATTATATAACTTGATGTCAAGTTTTAAGTATTCATTCAGTGACTCAAGTAATTCAGTATTACTTTCCACATGTTTTTTTATTCTGTTTCTAAGGGTAATCCACTCTTTCTCTGTAACATTTCTTTTCTTACCACTGAGTGATTGTGGGTATGCTACGTTGTTTTGATCAAACCAATCTGTAAGGTTAGTAGTAAAATTGTCATTAAAATTAAAAAATACAGCATTCTTACTTGGTAATCCAGCTATAAAGCGTAATTGCAATTCAGTATGCTCGTCATTGGCACACGCAGTAGTTAATATCTTTAATGCATCAAATTGATCAAACACATCGCTGTCTGGGTTAATTGTTGTATAACGTTGGACGTATTCGCATAGTCCACTGTACCATCGTTCAATTGGGTTGCGTAACACTATTAGATACCTATAGTCTTCAGGTATAGCGTTTTCGTAGAAGTTTGTTAGAGTTCCATCAAATAACAGTTTAGTATATTCTGTTGCATTTTTAGGAATGTTGACGTACACCAATTGGTCACTCTGCCGTATAAAGCATGTACCCATTGGGTGATTTGGCCATCTATATCGATGTATTTTGTGCATCTTTTCTCCGATCACTTATGGCTGATCAACCTTCTACATGCAGGTTAGGCCTGCGAAACCGTTACCACCAATAGCTGGCAACTCCGTATCCAAATATATTTACCACAGCAAAATAACTTGTTAGCACTAATGGCCAAGCTAGGCCTCGTCGATAATATGCGTATGCTCCTGTTATACTACCTATAAAAAATCCTGGATATACAATGAGCATGTTTGGTTCATTTGCTGTATCAGCTAGTACTAGACTAGCTATAACCGTAAAAATAAAACTTGTTAGTTCAAATCCAAACGCTATAGGATCAGAATGATAACTTTTTACCCAAAACGTTTTGATGTTTTTCAATTAAAGAGTATGGCCTACAGTAGATAATATATCTTCTAGTAGTTGATGATCTTGTTGCTCTCTTGTAAAGTCAGCTTTGTGTGCTATCTTAATTGCTTTATTTAAAATACTAGGTTTGATTTGTAATTCTTCTGCTACTGCTTTAACAGTATCTCTGAGACCTTCGTTAAGTGTTTCAACTTCACGCATGACCTGCATGCCTTCGTTAACTAGTTGTGTTAGTTTAGCTTTTTGATCGCCGCTAAATGTAATTGAATCTGACATTGTTTACTTCTCCTTATTATGTGATACTATTATATATGATTGTAAACTAAAGGCCAATTATTTTGGTATAATAATCACTTATCTGTGTATGTATTGTTTGGTCAGTTATATGAAAGTAAGGTCTGTGTGTACGAACATCTGCATGATCCCATAGACATACTCGTGATCTATATTGATCGTATTTGGTAAAATATTCTCCAACTCCCTCGTAGCTTTTGTGTTCAAAGCCACCTTGATCAAACAAGAAAGCTATTTTTGAATCTACTAGCTTTTGTAGAGTAGCTTCTATTATTAATTTGTTTCTTTTAACTTCTGTATCGAGATCAATGTTATTAAATAGCTGTTTTAAATTATTGATAGTTGTCTGGTCAAATGGAGTTGTTTCGTCTAGGCTAAGCCAACTAAATGGAACTAGCTTATCTTCAAACATTAGTTCACTTCTTAGGCTACTAGTAAACCCTACAATAATAAAGTCAGCTTGTTTCTCAATAGCTTGCTCAACTTGTAGACTAATTAATAAATTACTAGCACATACCTGTGCTAAACTAGTACGTTCAAACTGTTCGTGCCAAGGTACTATAATTGATTCATGATCACTACAGTAAAAGCTATCACCGCATATATAAACTGATTTGCTCAAAGATCTGTTCCTTGGTATACTTATATGGTTTTAGATCATAATCAACTCCTGATTCAAAGTTGACATTAGTTGTGTTGCTAAATTGTTTAACAATGTTTTGGTTTAAAATAGGTTCACTGCATAGATTGACTATTCTCTCATTGCCATTAATTATCTTAGTAACGTCATATTCGAGATCGTCTAATGGATACCATTGTTGCTTAATTGCGCCGTTTATCTTAGAAACCCATTCTGTTTTATGTTTGATATCATATAATATATTTTTAGTAATATCGTTACCAATAAGTCCAGGTAAGCGTATAACATAATGATTATCAAAACGTCCTCGTATTGCATTTTCTAGTTCTAGTCTATTCTTTCCGTACCCAGTGTCTGGCTTTATCTGTGTGTCGCCTGTTGATATTAGCACTATACGTTGGCATTTAGTTATTATTAAATTACGTATTAACAAACCTGTTGATGCTTGATCAAAGCCAGGGTTTTGACTTGCCCATATTCTATTACCACTAGGAGCCGCCACATACACTGTGTCGTACTCATGTAGGGGTAAGTCTAATAGCTGTTTGCTATCAAATACATGCGTAGCGTTGACAAACTTCTGTAAGCGTTTGCCTATTAAGCCATTACCAACGACTGCTATATTGTTTGATTTCATCAAAGTATTTCTCAAATTGTTCAGTTGCCCACTCTATATTGTAAAACCTTTTATAGTTAGTGTCAAGTGTTTGTTGAGTCCTTGCGTCATCGAAGTGATTAGGTCCTAACTTTATTAAACGCTTGACTTCTCTAATAACCATTTCTAATCGTTTTTCGTTGTCAGGTTCGTCATCATAACTTTCATCAACGGCATAGAATGTTTCAAATCCCCAGGAACGTAACCACTTAAGATATCCTTGTGGACCCCATACTACAAATGGTTGTCGGAAAGCCATTGGCTTTAATACTTTTTCACTGTGTACACCAGGTACAATATCTGATTCAACTACTAGGCTGAATGCTGTTCTGTCATACCATGACTCATTTAAATATCTTTGCCACGGACCTTCTTCTCTCACAATATCTCCGTCAATAGTTATTCTTCTATCTTGATAACTATAGAGTGCATTATCTAAGTACGGCTGTATCTTATCCCATATTAGATCTCTATGCAACCGTTGATAATTCATTAACATAAGAAATGTGCGATCGTTTATATTCTTTGCTTGATACTGATTGTACCCTAGTGCTTGGTACCATAGACATTCGTTAGCAATACAAAACCAACCGTCACTGCGTATAACCTTTAAGTATTCAGTATCTTTAATGTCTGGATTGCCCCAAGGATCCCATAAGTGATCAATGATGGCAGGTCTATTTAAACTTTTTGCCCACTCCCAATCTTGCCAATGTGCATATACAATACCTTCATCGTCTAGATCAGTACTTAATTCAAAGTGTTTACGATATAAGTCTTCGAGGAAAAATGCCGTAGCATTACTCCAACTATCTTTTTTTAAGATTAGTTTCATAATGCTATTTAACGGATTGTCTTACCTATTGAGTAAATTTTGTAAGTCTTGCTTGAGCTTGTCAAGTTCCTGATCTTGATAACGATCTTTCAATGAGTTATTACCAATAGCAGTATCGTGCTTCTGATCTACTTTAGCTTGAGCGGCAATATCACGTTCTTCGGCATCGTTTTCTTTATCTAAACGATCAATGTCTTGAGTTTTTTCAGAATCTTTATCTGCAACAAAAGTAACTAAACTTGCTAATGGATCGCCTTTAGTTTGTGCACCATATTTTAAGTTTGCTTTTTTAAGAGCAATCTTAGTCTTAGCATCTAGTTTATCTGGATCAATATCATCTTCTTTTGCTTCTTGCTGTAATAGTCCAGCAGTGCCTTTTTTAGTTTTTGCTATTGCAACTAAATCTTCATGATCTAATGGACCAATGCCTTTGACTGCTTTACGTGTTGGCATGCCTAAGTCAACCCATAGTTTAAATTCT